CTTCATACAATTTCAAAAATTGCTTGTTTGGATCTTGTGTTTGCAAATTTCGGTCATAAAACCAGCGCTGAACTTTTGCGATTAAATCTTTTAATTGTTTGTTTTCCATCAATATCTCCTGCTTTCTGTATCCTCTTTGAATTTAAAAATATGTTTGCTTGCGCCCTTGAAGATCCGGTCAGCAAGGGCCTTGTTGTAAATTGTTTTAATATCGTTGCTCGATAAGTTTGTATTGAAAAATGTTGTTTGACGATTATCCAAGATTTTAAACAGCACTCGCTGTCTCCACTCATTCGCTTCCTTGAGGTTCCCACTCATGCTACTTTCTTTCCCCAAATCGTCAAAGAAGAGAAAATCTACATTGCTCAGTAGATTCACAGCATAACTTTCTGTGAAGTCCCCTCGACCATTGAAGCTTTCTTCAATCTTTGAGAAGAGCGCAGAAGTCGAAATGAATAGCACACTCTTTGGTTGCTTGCATTCTTTAAATTTTTCATTTAATGCTTTAGCTATTCCAATGGATAAATGGCTTTTGCCAACTCCTGGAGGACCGCTTAAGATCACATTTCCTGTTTCGTACTTCAGATAATCTCGCAACATCCTTTTTGAGAAGTTCAAAGCTTGTTCACATTGCTTATTTCCAGCATCGTAATTATCAAGTGTTTTATCTTCCAACTCCTTGGAATAGATGCTCTCACGATCAAATACTTTGTATGTATTCGCTAGAATGGACTGGATAACTGCTTCTTGATTTAAGTGTTCCTGTAATTCATTGATTCCTTCTTTTTCACATTCTGGACAAATGTGGAGTAATCGCTGGGATCCATCAATCATGACTTTTGCATTGATCATCTTGGAACCATGCTTGTTGCAAATTTTAGGTTCGCTGTTAGAATCTACTGTATAATCCTGATACATTAAAATCCCAACCTTTCATCTTGTTGTTGAGTTGATGCACTCGAAGGCATCTTTTGGTTTAAGTACTTTTCAAACTTAGCAGCATTAAACAACGTGTCTGGAGTTAAATACTTGGACATTTTTGGGTTATTTTTCCACTCGATGGTTTTTACATCAATGACATGTTTAAAATCATCTATTGAGTAATTCTCGCTTAAACGACCATTGATTAGTCTTTGAGTTGATTTACTAGTAGGTTTGAAGTGAGATCCTGTTTTGTCATTTAAATATTTGATAATTTTGTCATAGACATCTGATTGAGCTTTTTGCTCCTTATCTATATCTATATCTATATCTATATCTATATCTATATCTCCGTTGCCTTTTGTTGCAGTGGTGTTGCATTGCAACGCTTTTTGATTCTCTCGATGCTTGCGAGACCTACGGGTGCTTGCTGTTTCACTACCTACCATCTCAGGCACTTGTTCGAGATTAAACTGATAATTGTCTGATGTAGTCAATAATTTTTTCTTTGTCAAAAACATCAGTGTCAATCTAATTGCTTCTGGATCTTCGTCTATCAATAAAGAAAGTTCTTCTGCTAGATCTTCTGCTAGACCCTCGAAATATAGTTTCCCTTGCTCTGCTAGACTTGCAAGCATCATTTTTAGGTAGATGATTGTGATTTCTTCTCCCCCAGGAAGCTTCCTCATGAGCTTCATTTCTTTGGAATTAAAGAAGTCATCTTTTAGTTGTAACCAGTAATATCTACGATTCTCAGTTACCATTCATCAGGCCTCCTTATTTGAAAATTTCGCATATTCCTTGTGGAAGAATAGTTTAACTGTTCCTAAACTGCCATGTCTATTTTTTTCAAGGATCAATTCTGTAACATTATCAGGTTCTTCCTGCTCGTCACGATTGTAATAAGCTTCTCGATAGAGAAATGCTACTATGTCAGCATCTTGCTCAATCGATCCTGATTCTCTCAAATCTGAGAGCACAGGCCTTTTGTCGTTTCGCTGTTCAACTCCACGAGATAGCTGGCTCAATGCAATTACCGGAACTTTCAATTCCTTTGCCAATATCTTCAACTGTCTAGATATTTCAGAAACCTCCTGTTGTCGATTTTCTCGGCCTCTACCAGTAATTAGCTGAAGGTAGTCGATTACAATCAATCCAAGACCACCAGTTTCTTGAGATAATCGCTTAGCTCTGGATCGAATCTCAGCGATTTGAATTCCTGCTGTGTCGTCAATATAGATTTTTCCTTTTGCAAGTTGCTCCTGCGCTAGGATCATCCTGCGCCATTCACTTTCTGACAAGTTTCCTGTTCTTACATGGTATGAGGGAATCAATCCTTCGGCTGAAAGCATACGCTCTACAAGACTTTCTGCCCCCATTTCAAGAGAAAAGATCGCCACTGGTTTTCCAGCTCTTATTGCTACATTTTGGGCGATATTTAGAGCAAAAGCTGTTTTTCCCATCGCTGGCCGTGCTGCTAGAATGATCAGATTGTCAGTGTGTAGACCAGTCGTGATATTGTCGAAATCTGTGAAGCCTGTTGGTGTTCCTGTTACGTCACCGACACGCTGGGAGCGCTCGTCAATAATTGACTGTGTGGAATCAATAACATCAATGATTGGACGAAATCCAGTCTGCTTGTCATTTGCTATATTTGATAAAGCTTGCTCGGTCTGGACAAGTATGTCATTTAGATCTGATTGACCATCATATACGTTAGCTATCGTTTGATGGAGATCTTCAATAACCTTTCGTGCTCTCGCTTTTTCGGCTACAACCTTGGCATAATGCTCAATGTGAGCACTGGTTGGTACAGCATTGATGAGACTGGCTAAAAATGCCATTCCACCAATCCTTTCAAATTCGCCTATTGAATCAAGTGCTGATTTAACTGATACGGGGTCAATTGGTTCTCCTTTGTCTGCAAGGCCTTCCATGATTTCAAAGACGATGCTATGTGATAGCTTGTAAAAGCTTTCTTTTGTGAGGTATTCTGAAGCAACTAGGATTTTATCTGGATCAACAAATATTGATCCGATTACTGCTTGTTCAGCAAGTGTATCGTGAGGCAGGATATTTGTTTTTTCTTCCATTGATTAATCCTTTCGATATTTGATATAATAAAAATAAAAATGATTGGAGTTTAATATGACTTCTCAAAATAACAACGATATGGAAATTAATCATATTCCAATTTCATCAGATACTGGTGATGCTTTATTTAAACCTGCCGCATCATCAATTGGGAATGCTGTAGGAACCGTGTTGGATGGCATCTTCCATGTTGTTTTGGATCCAGTGCGCAAATTCAACATTCAAAAAGAACATGATTTAAAACTCTTTCAAAAAGAAATTCAAGAAGAGGTTAATAGAATTCCTTTTGAATATAGAGATGATTCTAAAGTAGGTATTGTTTTAAAATCTATTGAGGATTCAAGATACCAATTGAATGAGGTAGATATTAGAATTTTGTTTGAAAAATTAATTTCTGCTTCTTTTGATAGTCGTAAGAATGCCAATATTACTCCAATTTTTAGTACCATTCTCTCTAATATGACTCCTAAAGAAGCAAAATTGTTGGAAATGATTTATAAAAATCCATACAGTTTAGTCACAATTTGCAAACCAAAAATTGTTAACAATGATACATTTGCTAGTAGAACTGTGGGAAGAACTCATTTATTATTTAAATCAGAATGGTCTTCAAGTTATGATTTGGAATTAACTATTTTAAGCTCTCATAATTTGATAAATGTTCATGAAGGTGAATATCTTACACATGAAATTTTTTCTGTTGACTACGAAGAATACGAAAAATATCTAGATGATCTTAATCCACATTATGAATTAACAGCAAATGAAGAACTAACTATTGAGAAGTCTTACGTATCATTGACAGAACTTGGCCAACTATTTTGTGATATTGTTTTTGAGAATTAATATCTTTTTGTCAATTCTATCTTCCATTTTCTTTAACTCGTTTGCTAAATGTTTTGAATACAACTCTAAAACAACTAATGTTAAAAAAAAGCTGATAATAATTGTTAATAACATTTAAACTCCTTATCTACGATATCCGAAACGCATTGCTTCTCGTGCTTCTTGAATACGTTGTTGCTCAGTAATCATCTTCTTCAGTTCTCGTTTTGATTCCTTGCATCGCTCGCTAATTGAGCTGATGATGATCATTTGAAATAGGACCACGATGATTAATACTCCGACTAAGATTTCTGCTAACATGTTAATTCCCCCAATATTCTTTTCTAAAAATAATTCCTGTGTTATAATTAAGTTATAGTTCTTTCAAAGCGCCTTTTTCAAAGGGTGCTTTTTATTTTTGTAATGTTCGGCAGAATCGCTGAACATCTTCCAAATTGTAGAGATACTTTCCGCCCTTTCCGGACTGTTGAAATTGAAATTTCCCTTGGTCTCTCCACTCTTCTAGTTTAGTTCTACCCCATCCGGTTGCTTCCTGTAGCTGTTTGATCGGCACCCATGTAATATGTCTGCTTGATCTACGCTTAGCTTCTTCCATAGCTTTGATGTTGAGTGAAACCAGCTCTTCAAAGAGTTTATCTTTAAATTCAGTTCCAAATAATTCTAGAACCATGTAAGCCTCCTTACCCTACTAAACTCATCTGTCCGTTGCGGGCTTTGATTTCTAGCTTGGTATTTGCTGATGGCTCCCAACTATCCCAATAGTCGAAAGCTTTTTCCTCGTCCTTGCGCTTCAATAAGTCATATCGTGGAATACGGAAGTAGTCCTTGAAGTCTTTAGCAGCCTGTGAAAATACGGATTGTGCGAAATGTCGGTCACGGTAGGCCTGGCTGTCTTTACCACCTAGCAATGCCACGACTTTTTTCTTACGCATTTTTTCCAATGCCAGACAAACCGAAGGGTTGACTGGTTGCTCATTCTTCAGATAATCAACATCGGCTGATAAGATGGACTGCCCTTCTTTCAGCTTTTTCAATTCCTGTAGCGCATGGATCATTGCGTCTTCTACCACTAACTCGGTAGGTTGAATAGTAACTTCATTCATTATTCAAATTCTCCTTCTAAAATATTGCTTTCTTTCCGGATATCGTTCAAGTCGTTGAAGAAACGAAGCCCACGGCTGATGAAACTGTCAAATTCATCCTTGATGATTCCGTCTGCTTTGAGGACTTTCTCCTCATCTGCGTAGATTAGACCGCCCATACTTGCCAAAAAATCATTTCCCTTTTGAAGTAGGTTTGTGATGTTCTTGTAAGCTGAGATTTGCTTTTGTACGCTATTCAGTTGCCCTTGCGACTCTTCAATCGCTCGAGTCAATTCATCGTACTGAGCAGATTTCTTATCGACCTCTTCACGCTGGGCCAGTGTGTCAGCCAGTTGTTTTTCAATGAATTCGGAGCGTTCTTCCATGGCTTTCACGGTTTTAGAGAGTTCCTTATTCTTTTCCAGCAATTGCCTGTTGAGGTCCTGTGTGGCCTTGTAATCGTCTGGGGTGACTTCCTTGATGGTTTCCTTGACTTCAACCTTGGAAGACTTGATTCTCTCGTTTTCAGCCTGTAGACGCTTGTTTGCAAGCTTGCTGAGGTTGAGTTTCTTCTTAACTTCCTTCAACTCTCGCACCGTTGGATTGTCACCATCTTCGATCCGTTGGATCTGCTCCTGCTTTTCTTCTTCTGGAAGAGTTGCGATGAGGTGTAATGCTGTAGTTCCCAAATGCGACAACGTTGTCGTATTTGGAAGTTCAGAAGCAACTTTCATCATTCGCTGTGCTTCCCGAATGTGGATACCTTGATTTTCGACCCAGTTTATAAATTGCCCGTGCGTAAGATCGTTCTCTTTTACATGATTTAATCGTCTACCGATTTCCCAAATGGACTGACCAGCTATTTGCTTGTGGTGACTGATTTCAAGTTCTATCTGAGATAGATTATTTGATAAAGTAATTTCGTTCACACGCTT